ACCAGTATGAACGATTATAATCTGAGAAACCTTTATACTTATCCAGTTGATCGGTAATGCCTGAACCAAATTGAGTATCCCATTGGGAAAATGATAACAGCGGAGTTGTGGGCGTGAATGGGGTCGTTTCCTGATTTACACTTAAAAGCGCAAACGGATCGTCCTCCGCAGGGGTAGGCGTTACTTCTGACATAGCAGATAATAAGGTTATGTATTAAAAAGATTAGTCGTAATTTGGAGCCACTGAGTCGTTGTTGCGCCTTTTGCTAGGGGCGTTTGCATCCAAATAGTCTCAACTGTCATGGCGTTAAGTTTGTCTTTATCTTCGGGGGGTAAGTCTCTAAAGTCAACCCCAATGGCGCGTAGATACAGGCTTATAAGGTAAGCCTTCCTAGATTTCTTGGTATTTATATTTGAGTCCAAAGGAATTTTGCCTTGCTCCCTGAGAGCCTTTAAGAGGTCTTCGTTCTTACTTGCGGTAGCCTCTCCCAGAACCCACTTCTGTGCTACATCAACGTCCTCTTTAAGCCTGTTCAATGAGGCCAACTGAGCTTTTTTAAGTTCAACCCCTACCGCTTTTTGGGCTTGCCCTTTAGCATGGATCGCGAGCCTCTCGAAGGCATCCCGCTCATATGGGTCGGTGATCGGTAATACCTGCACTCCCGCTAAATCCCCCTGACCAGCTAACTGACTTGCAAGTGACCTGTATACGGTGCCTTTCTTATCTACGCCTGTACCCGCATACCTCTTGTCGAACATGGAAATCATATTCGACATTGCGGGACTCCTCATTACATCGGGGTGGTCGGTAACAATTTCCATCACACCCCTGCTCCGCTCCTCGTCAGTCTTTTGTGGGTCTAATAAACCTTTAAGTCTCTGTGCCACGACAGGGGCGAGTCCTTCAATTCTACGCTGATCACGCGCCTTGCGCTGGGCTTCCTGTAGCTGAAGAAAAGCACCCTGATCCTTCGTAAGGTCAGCAAACTGGGGTTCATACCTGCGGCGGTAACCAGCCTGTTCAGCGGCGGTCATCCCTGACCCCGCAAGAGAGCTAAAAAATTCTCCCCTCAGTGGGGCTATGTCACGCTCGTAATCAAAATCTGGTTGCGCCGCTCGCCTCTGTGACTCTGTGAAGATATCCTGTGCTTGGGCTTCGAAGGCTCGATGCTCAGGGCGCATGACGGTAGGCTCGTTCAACCGCGCCTGTTCAGCCGCGAGAGCCATCTGGCCTGATTGGTGGGCGTAACCCTTCTTCCGTAAGCGCCGTGCTGAACGGCGTAATTGAGAGGATAGCCTGTCTCTTGAGTATCTAGGCATATTTATCTACTACGTCCACGCGGGCTATACTTCGGTTTTTTCTTCTTAGGTGTGGTAGGATTTGTGGTAGGTGTTGGGGTAGTTTTTTGTTGTTCTGGGAAGTAGCTTCGTACTTCTTCTGGTAATGTGGGCGGTGTAGGTAAGGGGGTACCCTTTGGGCCGAATGGGGCTTTGAGAACCCCTTCAGGAGTGAAACGAGGTCGCGCCCCCGTGGAAACTTTCGGGGTTCCTTCGAGATAACCACTTTTCGCTAGTTGATCTAACAGCTTACTCCTCCTGATTTGTTGCCCTTCTTTTACAAAACGCTTTACATCTTTACCCGCTTCTCCAACTTTCTCTTCAGAGACCGCCGCAAAAGGATCAAAAGTTCTCTTACCCTCCTTGTCTGTTTTGTATCCTGACGGTTTACTAAATCCTACCACTTTCCCAGCGGCATCCCTAAAAATCTTAACCTGCCCCATCGCCTTTTCTCTTGTTTCTGCCGCTTTCCTGCTGGCTGTATCGATGTCGTGAGATGCGGCGGCTATGGCGGCTTTTCTTGCTTTGTCAGCTTCCGAGAGTGGTATACCATATTTTTCCTTCTCTTCAGCAGTGTACCCCATGCCTCCGAAGTCCCCTTGATATGCCCCGCCACCTTCTTGGATAGCCTTCTGGTAAGCCGCCTCTCCAGCGTCTTCAAGCCTACTGTCGCGTACCAATTTGCGTGTCCACTCTCCTGCCTTCTTTGCCTTCTCTGGGGTGAACGCCTTCTCAACGTGCTTCTCCCTGAACTTCCGTGCTTCCATCAAAGCAGTCTCCGGTGCGTATGCGCCCGTCCATTTACCCCCCTCCATTACCTTTCCTAAATCTTCGGCCTTGAACTGAGGTCTGTCGGGGTTGACCAAGTTTTGCATATGCATATCGCGTTCTGCCCGTAGCCGCTCAAACTGTTCAGGATCAGTATCCTTGAGCGACCTAATTTCATCTGCTGTTTTTCCTGTCCTCTTTAAAAGCTCCTGCGTGGCTATATCTGTAGCTCCCCTAACAGCACGAGCTTGTCCCCTAAGAAATTCTCGTTTGGGCGCGGCTATATCCCACTGCCCCTGTCTTATTCGTGCGCGTCTGGCGGCACCTGAGCGTTGTTGGAACGGCGCTGGGGGTAACTCAGTTTTGCCTCGATGGGTCAAGCCGCTACTCTGCCCAAGAATATAAGAGTCTTGACCAAGGGTTGCCTGATCCGACTGAGCTAATTCTGATCCTTTCTCGCCAGCGCCACCATACCCAAAGTAATAACCCTGTTCGAGGGGGTTTGCCTTCTCTGTAGGGGTGCCTGTGGGGGTGCCTGTGGGGGTGGGGGTTGGTGCAGGTGCTGTACTCTGGGGTAGCGAGCCTTCTTCTTTGCCCTTTCTCTCTAGTTCACCGAACTCTTCAGGAGAGAGTGGTATACCATATTTTTCCTTCTCTTCAGCAGTGTACCCCATGGCTCCGAAGTCCCCTTGATACGCCCCTTCGGGAGTAGACTCAGGAAAATATGTTGGTTTGTCAGCCGGAGTTTCCCCGCCCCCTGTAGTAGGGGTAGGACTGACCGCCCCAGCCATAGTCTCATCGTAGCCTTCTTCACCCTCATATATCCAGCCGCCTTCTCCTGATGGAGGTGGGGCATCAAACTGACTTTTGGGGTAAACCGCAGGAGCTACTGACTGACCCGTACGTTTATCCCTGCCCCCCGAATACTCGACACCCTTGTCAGTAAATTTATATGTGCCTGAAAAGTTAGGTTTGTAATAGGAACCAACCTGAAGTGAGCTTGTCCTTAAACCTTGTGCTTTAATAACATCAGCTATTTTAGACGCTTCCTTCCCATCAGGGGTTTCTTTGTAATAAGCGAAAGCGTTTTCTACCGCTTTCTCGACCCTTTCAGTTATATTATGTGGCTCTGTTTTCCCTATTTTGAAAATATCCTGCGACCGGACAACAACGGGTTCCTCTCCAGTAGTTTCACCTGTAGCGGGGTTATGTATTAAGATTCTACCTTCTGGGGAAACCTGCACTAAAACGCCCTCCAAAGCAGGACTCCACATCCAGTAACCTTTTTGACTAATAAGTTTATCCCCAAAGGTACTTCCAATGTTGTACCTCGTTTCGCTGGGGGACATGGTGCCATCCATACCCCCATACATATCTCCTTCAGCGGCCATATTTTAATTGTCGAGTTTAAACCCAAATTTAATCTATTTTTCTACAAAGGCAACAAGGCATGACCCTTATATAAAACTCTTTTATATAGCCCATGTAGTTTATTCTAATTTAGAATAAACTACATGGAGTGTTTATAGAACTTTTCAACCTGCTCAGATTCCCTCCAATTCCACGCTCGACAAGACGTTAGCCATATTCTTTAGCGAGCGCCTTTGGCGTTGAGTCTGCCCCTTGGTTCCTTCTTCGGGAGGATCGACTGCGACCAGACCGTGCCGTTGACGCGCCACATCGAGGCACAGGAAAGCGGCATCCGCTAAATCGGGGCTTTGGCCGTAGCGAGCTTTGAACTCAATTTTACTCTCAAGTTTCATCCGTAAGGTTGATCCTTTGACCATATCATAATTACGTCCTGTGATCTCCTGTGCCAATACATGGTCAATACCAAACAGTTGCCTTGTTCTTACAAGTTCTTTGCCAACGAACCAAAGCTCCGTTACTCTGTTTACATACAACTCATGCCCAAGAAGTTTACTACTAGCACTCGCCCTACGATCTGATGCTTTTCCACCGAAAGAAACCCGTAGAAAATCATCTGACCACTCCCCCGCAAGAAGGTCGCATAAAGGAGACCCAGCCCCCGTCGCGTCCACACCCACATCCAGAGGCTTCACGCCGCGTTTCTCGCACTCATGACGAACCTGCTTCACGATCTGATAAGACCTTGGGGTACTCTTGTTGGTGGCATCGTCCTTGAGATGCACCGCCTCCCCTATCTCACATACATACTGTCCTGTTTTGTCGTAGCCCACCTTGCCGAAAACCAACATACAGCGGTCGCCTGAGTTAGTGAATGCGGGGTCAAAGCCACAAATAGATGTGGGAGTCCCCGCCCAATCCACCTTGTTCATTGCACCTGATCGAGCGAGTTCTGCCTCAGAGTAGACTCCCTCAGTCTCATCACTGTCAAAGAACACGGCGCGTACCATCCGCATATAACCCCTGCTTTGTTGCCCAAGAAGCGCCTTGTCCTCATTGAGCTTCTCAACAGTCGGAAGCCAAGGGTAGATAACCTCATTCGCCACCACATTAGGTGACCTCTCCGCGTCAAACCGCACATATTTACCGCCCCATTTTGTCTCCCACTCGTCGGCTGTGTTAGTATCTATAGAGTCCCACCCGCCTTTAGGCTCTGAAAAGACCCCGAATGCGTCGAAGCGGGAAGCCGGATTAGATAAGGCAATCAGCGAGAATGATGGGTTTTTTGACAAATTGGATAAGGAAGCGTGGAGGATGGATTCACTGAGCTCGGACATCTCGTCGCCGATCAAAATGACCTTTTTGGCCTTGATTCCAATTAGCTTGGAAATCGCCTCCTTGGTTCTGGATCGCTCTGCGGCGACAAGAGACAACCCCGCACGTTCGACTAAGTTCCCCGTCTCTGTTATATAACAGGCGTTCCCTATACTATCCCTGATTCTGATGGGGGCAATCCCCTCAAGCGGGAGTAGTAGGCTTATAACGGAACCCCAGATTCGCTTACGCGCCTCCCGCAGTGTTGTACTTGTCAGAAGCACCAGCGTGTCGCGGGGTTGGGCAAGCCAACTTAAAACGCCCCAAGCCGCTAGAGTATGACTCTTACCGCTACTGGCGGCACCCCCAATGCACACATACTTATTCTTAATGACCGCACGAATCATTTCCTCTGCCCAAGGATGCCTCACCATAAGCGGCTCAGGAACATAATCAGGGTTATTAAATAGTTCGTCGCACAAGCGCCAGAAATAATACTCACGCGCTTTGTCGCCAGTATGATTTGCGAACCCATAGAGCAAGGCCGTAAGCGTGTTCGTTGGGGGTATAACCAAACCACCAACATCCATACGCTTTTTGGAATTTATGCGTGGTTCGTATGCGAACTTCTTTTTACCCATACTTGATTAATTACGATAATAACTGTAATGTTAAGTGCTTTGGTAAAAAAGTCTAAAAAATCTGTCCTACTAAAAAAGGCTATAGAGTTATACAACGAGGGGTATCAACTTGTAAATATTTGCAAGGAGCTAGATATCCATTCCTCCACCCTGCGTCGCTGGTTTCGCAAAGAAGGTATCGGTGCTGGTGAAGACAACTCGAAGCCTAAAAGCCCCGACCCACTCCACAACGCACTTGAGGAAAACCTCGAAAAGAAAACGGATGACGCTATAAAAGTAGCCAAGCACGATGCGCGGTTAGCGGAAGACAAGGAGATGATGGAGATCGCGGAGTCCCAGAGTAGCCCTGCCGAGAAGTATCAAAGCTATATATCTGCGGCAGGTATTAAGTTATTACGGGATTCTATTAAAAACTTACGCGGCCCAAAGACCGTGAGGGAGTTATCAGAATTAGACCAGCTTATTCGACGTAATCTAGGACTCAACGCCAAGACCGCAGGGGGTAGTGGAAGAGTGCAAATTGACCTGACCATATTGAACAACACGAAGGCCGACAGGGGTAAGGGTGCCGTTAATATCAAAGAAGGGGAGATTATCGATGCCGAAGAAACCGAATAGATCAGAGACAGAGGAAGACCCAGAGAGTGTGTTACTCCTTTACTCAGGGTTAGAGGACGCTTTTATAGGTGTAGTCGAACAATATGGAAGACCCCCGATTGCTTGCTACTCTAAAAGGATAACAATCAAAACACTTCAGAAAAACTTTCGGCTAACGCCACGCCAAGCGATTGAACAGTTTGAGTACGAGTATCTCCAAAACAATTTTGAGGAAGCCACACCATGTTTTCTGGACGACACAGCGTAGAAGCGCCACGACTATTTTCTGACAGGTATATGGTGACTAATCCTTGGGTTGTTAAGAGGAAGAACCTCCCCCCAAAAGATTTCAAGTTTGAAGCCAATATCGAGGAGGGTGATTTTTATCGTGTCGTCCCAAGCACTGCACGGGATGTGTTATTCCTCCAAATGCTAGGCAAAAATGTAGATGTATTCTTACCGCGTGAAGGTGAAGGATTACTAGTGCGGTGTTCCGCTGTTGACCCCCTGTGATCGTTGGAGTTGATAACGGTCTGGACGGGGGCTTGGTAGCAATCTCGCGTCATACAGGAGGCATCATCGATAAGACCATCATGCCAACCCTACCGCGTTTAGGTAAACGGGAAGTGGATACCCGCCGCGTCTACGAATGGTTAATGGCTCTTGAGACCCCGTTCCTGTTTGCTATCGAGGAACCGCTTCATCACGCACGATCCTCCCAAGCCGTGCGCTCAATGGCGATATCCTTCGGCAAGTTATTAGGACTAGCAGAGAGCAGACAGTGGGATGTGAGTTGCGTCAGTGTCCACAAATGGCAACGTGCGTTGCTAGGGATGCTCCCAAAGGGCCAAACAAAACAGGCCGCATTCAAGAAGGCAGTGGAGCTTGCCCCTGATGAATGCTGGCGTAAGAGCAAACGCGCCACCAAGCCGCACGACGGGCTGATCGATGGGTTCCTGATCGCCCATTACCTGTTCATAAAAACAGTTGGAAATTCCTGAAAGTTTTTTCCAATAGTTTTAGGAGCTAAGATATTCAATTATTTTCTAGACAGTCTTCCTGTCTTGCTGTAAAGGAGGCGGGGATGAAAACACTATTTCCGAAACAGACAGAAGCTCACGACTTCTTCGTATCCAAGCTGAATGAGGGTAATTCAACCATCGATACATCTGCTGTGGGGACGGGGAAGACTGTGGTCGCCGCGCATATAATTAAATCACTGGGATGCCCCGTAGGTGTTATATGTCCCAAGTCCGTGATCCCTGCGTGGGAGCGGGAGCTAGAAGAGACGGGCATCAAGCCGCTGTTCGTTACCAACTACGAGCGAATCCGAATGGGGAAAGGGGTTCATATGAGCAAGCAGGGCAAGAAGCTCATGCACTGGCATCTGCCGGAAGGGGCGGTGATCCTTGTAGATGAGATACACAAGTGTAAAAGTCCGTTCACTCAGAATGCTCAGTTGGTTATAAGTCTGATACAACAGGGTTACCGTGTCCACGGGATGTCGGCCACAGCGTGTGAAAGCCCAACAGAGATGAGGAGCATTGGTTATATGTTAGGGCTTCACTCGCTAACCAAGTCTATCCCAGCCACGCAAGATACTCCCGCAAAATATAGCTGGTACTCATGGATGTTGAAAAACGGGTGTGACCAAGACCATTGGGGCAAGTGGTATCTTGAGGATAGGAGCTACTTGGAGCTATTAAAAAACCAAATATACGGTGTTACGGGCCACCGCCTAACGGTAGCAGACTTCCCTGATTCGTTCAGAGCAAACAGAGTGTTTGTCGATCCAATCAATTTTGCAGGAGCCAATAAAATAGCCAAGGCTTATAACGAACTGGGGATCACTCCAGAAATCATTGACCAATATCTAGAGGCTGAAGATGCGGGGGATTCAGATGGGGTGGAGAATAGCGCGTGGATGTTAGTAAACATTCTACGCGCAAGGCAACTCGCAGAAGCCATCAAAGTCCCAGACTTGGCTGAGATTGCAGATGACCTCCAGCTTCAAGGCAACAGTGTGGTAATCTTCCTTAACTTTCGGGAGTCTATTGATGCCCTCTGTGAAAGCCTCAATTGCCCAAGTATCCAAGGGGGCCAGAGCGCCACAGAGAGACAACAGATCATCGATGACTTTCAAGAGGATAAAATCCCCATCCTCGTTATTAATACCGCCGCAGGGGGTACAGGACTTTCATTACACGATATTAATGGAAAACGTCCTAGAGTTAGCTTAATATCTCCAGCCTTCTCCGCGAAGGACTATATGCAAGTCCTTGGGCGTATTCACCGCAACGGCGCAAAATCTGACGCAGTGCAAAAGGTGATGGTAGCGGCGGGTTCAATTGAAGAAAGGGTCATTCAAATAATAACAACTAAACTAGACAACCTGAAAAAACTACATGGATAATAACACACCAGATCACACAAGCAGGGGCCACGCCGAATTTTCACCTTCATCTCTAAAATATGTCGCAGGATGCGCTGGATACCAAGGACGCGAAGGAACGAGCGAAGCCGCAGAAAAAGGAACCCGAATTCATGAGGCACTCGAAGTACGCAACCCGTCAGCACTCCATGACGAAGAGGAAGTGGGGATATATGAAGCCATTGTCGATGAAGAAACAGCCTTTCTCGAAGCCTTTGTTAAAGGGGCTGAACACGAAGAACTCAATGAAATCCAACTGGATGTCGAACTCGACGGGGTCTCAACGTGGGGAACCTGCGACAGGCTCATTATCGTGGGGGAAAAGGCAGTGCTGGCCGACTACAAAACCGGTATATCCAAGATTGACGCTCCGCGAAATAACTGGCAAGCAAGAGCTTACACGGTGGGTGCCTTTCAGGCGTACCCCGATATCCAAGAAATAACCTTTGTCTTTTACGTCCCCGTCCGTAACGAGACCCTTACAGGAGTATTCAAGCGGGAAGAGCTACCGGAGCTTATTGAAACTTTAACAAAAGTAATTAAGGATGGGGAGAGTGTTCGTCCTAAGTGGAAAGAAGGCCAACCGGAATTGGCTGAATTAAACCCCACCGTAGACTGCCGCTTCTGCGCCCACGAAGATCATTGCCCTGCACTAGGAGGTCTTGCAGTTGAAGTAGCCTCGCGTGTGGCCGACAGCAAGATTCCCAAGGGGGATATTGCAGACCCTGATGACCCCGAAACACTCGAACATCTGTGGGTGGTAGCCAAGATCGTCACCAACTGGGCGACAAGGATTAAGGCAAAGGCTATTGCTAAAGCAAAGGCAGGGGAAGAGTTCCCAACGCTCCGGCTCCGCTCAATGGGAGCATCCCGCAAGTGCGTAGATAACACAAAGCTGGCGGCAATTGTCGAAGACTTTGGTGTGAGTGTAGAAGAATTACTCGAACTGGCAAATATCCCAGTTAAGAAAGTCGCTGATGCTGTGGGAGATACCGCCGAAAAAGGGGGAAAGAGAAAAAAATCAAATAATTTTCTTGATGCTTTGGAAACAGCGTCTATCATAGAATCTTCTGAGACGCGGTATACGCTCTCTTGAACAAGAAAAATAAAAGACAAAAAAGTAAAAAGACATGGCTACAAAATTAGCAACTAAAAAGACTGAAATCGTGGAGGTCGCTGAACCCCCCAAACTTCAAATATCAGCCGGAGACATTGAAATCTCCCGCCTGAACATCATCCAAGCCTCCAGCGAGATCGCAGGAGATGCAGGAGCAGTTGTCATGGATCGCTCAACTTTATTGCTCGAACCCGAAGAGCAGTGCTACGCGATCCCCGTTAACGCAATTAAGGGCTGGAGGGAGAATATCCCATTTGGTAGCCCTGAAATGCCTCGCCTCGCCTCAACCGAAGAACAAAAGTCGGAGATTGATGCAGACAGCGAATATGGCACCATTGAGTTCGCAGAGGTAATCCTCCTTTTTCCAATGCCAGAAGGCACTAAGGAAGACAAGCAGGAGCTTTATCCGTATCCTATCGGAGATGACTCCTACGCATTGGGTAAACTCAACGTAGCTAAGGACGCTTACCGCTGTACGTTCAAGCGGCTGGCGACATTCAGCGCGTTCAATCCTGACTTCCCGTTGTGCGCTAAACTCTGGAACTTCAAAGCCGAATTGTTAACACGCGGTCGGCACTCTTGGTACGTTCCGTCTCTGACCGTTTCAAAGGAAGATGCTCCTGAAGAAGTAAAAACATTTGTAACCCGCATCACAAGCTAAGTCATGCCTGATACGAATACTCAAGTACAAACAATCAGGGACGAGCTTGGTGAAGTTGAGAAACTTCTGGGCGACATCAACGAGAAGATAACTCAACTCGAAGTTCAAAGGGATCGAATGGTCACACTTTCCGAAGTGTTTGCCAGAGCGATTCGCGACTTCGATAGCCTTCCAGAGCAACTGGAGCTTCCGTTATCTGACTAACCGATCCGGCGCGGTCTGGATGTGTGCCGCGCCCCCCACCTACGGTGGGTTTCCATAAGAGGGGAAAACCTACCCATGCTGTGTGTGGTCAGCATGGGTAGGATACCCTCTAGCACTCGACCTCTTATGAACACAATAGCTTTAGATTTTGAAACGTACTACGACAAAGACTGTAGTATAAGAAAACTTGGATTTAAAAGGTACTTCTCACACCCCGACTTCGACGCTTATATGGTGAGCGCCGTTGGGGACGACGGGACTGAATTTGTAGGATGCCCCAAAAAGGAGTTTGACTGGGAAGTCATTAGAGATAATCGCATTATCTCACACAACGCATCATTCGACGAACTACTATACCTGCACGGCGTTGAGGAGGGTTGGTGGCCTATGGTTGAGTATGCAGAATGGCACTGTTCAGCAGACCTCGCCGCTTACTGTGGCCTCCCACGTTCTCTGAAGGGAGCTACCAACGCCCTCTACGAACTCGAAGTAGATAAAGCAACTCGCGATAATATGATGGGTAAGCAGTGGGAGAGTATGGACGAAGATTTCAGAAAAGAGGTTTCGGACTACGCGCTTAAAGATTCAGAACTTTGTTTACGCCTCTGGCAAGACCTAGAGGAACAGTGGCCAGAACACGAAAGAGCGATAAGTACGATGAACCGCCGATGTGTTAATCGGGGTGTTCCCATTGACACAGAGGAACTCAAGCGCCAGCAGGAAGCGGTTAACCAAAGATTATTCGAGGCTGAAAATTCTATACCGTGG